AAATATTTTGATTTGTATTGCCTAATTCATTAAAATCCTTATTTTTTTGTGTTTTATTATTTATATTTCTTTTATTTTGTGTTTTCTTTTTGTTATCTGACATAATATATTATATATTATGAATATAATCTATATTCTTCTAATACTTTATTAATATTTTTTATTAACTCCTTTTTTTCTAAATTATATGGTCTTATTGATTCTAAACACTCGTCTAATGTTTTCCATTCTAATTTACTTACTTCTGTTACTTGAAAATTGTCGAGATATTCTTCTGTTTCATTCATATAAGCCAAAAAATACTTATGTTTATACGATTTATGATTTGTTCCAATAAATATTTCTTCAAACGGTAATACATTTTCTATAATTTTTATTTTTGAAGGTGATATACCAGTTTCTTCTTCAAATTCTCTCAAAGCACAATCTAAATCCTTTTCTTTAAAGTTGCGTCTTCCCTTTGGAAATTCCCATTCTGTTTCTTTCCATTCAGTATTGCTTTTATTCACTATATCATTCAAATTAATAGTTTCTCCATTTATATTAGTAACTCCTGCTTTAATAATATCCATTTTTTTACAAGAAGATAGTTCTTCATTTTTGTACTGTGAATTTGTTGTTTCACCCCACATTTCGTTCCATAAAGTATTAAATGGTTCTTTAAAAATTCTCTCTTTTTCAGTTAATGACATCTCATTTACTATATTTTGAATTTGATAAATATTATATGGTGAATATTTTCCTCTAATGAAGTCAATATATCCAAAACTATCTTTACGTCTAATCATTAGATATTGCAATCCCTTTTCACTAGACCTAAAAACAATAATTCCATAACTAGTTATTGGCAATTTGCACTGATGAAACGAATGACCTTGTTTACCACAATTATTACATATATTTGTATTTTTATTCATGTTTAATACTATTATTTATAGAATTATTTTTAAATAATATTTAATCATTAAATTAATTTAAAATATTATTATATAAATGCCCGGATTAAAGTTATTTAAAAAAAATTCATATGCTAACACTTTTGCAAATGAACCAGTAGGTGTTGGAACAATAAAATTAGGCTGCACAAGAGGAAAAGGTTCTTCAACAAGAATATTTAATTGGTGTCATGAACATTCGTCAAACCCATCTGGATGTATTAATCAATTTATAACAGTTAATCCAACAAATAAGTATCTTGTAAATAATTGGAAACTTGCAAATTTTAGCGATAATAGTTTATATTTTGAAAGAATTGCTATGTCATATAATGGTAAACTTCAAACCTTAGTAGTATATAATGGTAATATATACACTTCAATTGATTATGGTAATACTTGGATACCATCAAACCAGAATTTCGTTATAGAATGGCTTAATATTTCTATGAGTAGTAATGGACAATATCAAACAGCAATTGCTAGAAATGAATATATATACACATCAAATAATTATGGTTTAACGTGGTCACCTAATTTAAACACATCAAATAACAATATTTGGAGTTCTATTTGTGTATCAGGAACAGGACAATATCAAACTGCTGTAATAAATGGTTATGATAATGGTATAAACCAAGGATATATACATACTTCATCTAATTATGGTGTTAGTTGGAACGTGACATTTCCTTATAATAATTGTTGGACATATGTAGCAATGTCTAATAATGGAAAATATCAAACGGCTACATCATTCCTGATCGATGGAATTGTTGACCCAAATAATATTATAGGATATGTATTTAATTCTAATGATTATGGAAATACTTGGAATAAAAATAGCTCGTTGAAACAATCATATTATACATGCGTAGGAATAAATGGTAATGGCAAAATTCATATTGTTGGAGTAAATAATTGTAATCCAGCGCCCACTATTTCAGGTCCATTGTTAATATCATATAATTATGGAATTTCATTTATACAAACAATTGCTCCTTATGATGCATGGCTTAATATATCTTTAAATAATAACGGAAATATAATTTTAGCAGGTTCTTATCAACAAACAGACGTTAATAATAATATTGTTCCCGATACAGGAAAAATGCTAGTATCTTACGATTATGGAAATACGTGGCAACAAACAAACGCTGGATTAAATACTTGGACATCTGCAATAATAAGTAAAGATGGTAATGTAGCTTCTGCAACAGCTTGGGGAAGTGGTATTTTTATAAACAATTAAAGTAATTAAATATATATTTAATCATTAAATTAATTTAAAATATTATTATATAAATGCCAGGATTAAAGTTATTTAGAAAAAATTCATATGCTAACACTTTTGCTAATGAACCAGTCGGCGTTGGAACAATAAAATTGGGATGTACGAGAGGAAAAGGTTCTTCAACAAGAATGTTTAATTATTGTAAACAACATTCACCAAATCCATCTGATTGTATTAATCAATTTATAACAATTATTAATCCTCAAAAACCATATAATTTAGGTAATTGGAAAAAAATAAACAAAATTAAATTAAATGAAAATATTTCATCTTCATCTGCATTAACATTAAGTGAAAATGAAGTTTCATCAACAAATTATAATTTAGTTGAAGTAAATCCTATTCAATATGGAGTTGGTAACTGGTTTCAGATTTTAACAAACAACACTGGAAATTATGTTACAGCAATTGATTCTAATATATTAGTACCTGGTTTATATGTTTCATCAGATGGCGGGGATACTTTTACATTAAATACCACGCAATACCACAACTATTCAGGAATTTCTACTACAAATTCAGGAAATTATATTTTTTCACCAGCAATAAGGGATTTAATATTTTTATCAAATGATTATGGTTCAACATTTAATACAACCAGTAATCCAGGCGGTTTTTGGTATAAAGTAGCCTCTAATAGTACAGGACAAATAGTAGCTATATTTAAAAATTTTAATAATAGTGATGGTGAAACTGGAAATCCAATATTTATTTCGACTAATTATGCATCTTCATTTACTTCATCAATTTCATCTTTTTACTCGTGGTCAGATATTGCTATGAATGACAAAGGAAATGTAATAGCTGTTTGTTCTTATGACGGACATTTATATTTAACAACAAATCAAGGTAAAACGTGGTCGTCTATTTCTGTTCCTGCATATTGTTGGTCAGGAATATCTATAGATAAAACAGGTAGCAATATTGTATTATGCTCACTAGATGGATATATTTATGTATCCAATAATACTGGAAGAACTTTTAATTCTGTAGCACCATCTAATTTGAAATGGTCTTCAATTTGTATATCATCAAACGCAAATGTAATATTTGCTTGTGCAATAAATGATTATATATATTATTCAAGTAATAATGGTTCAAGTTGGAAAAAAACTAATCCCAGTGGAACTCCCAGTAATTGGTCTTCTATTTCCACAAATAACACAGGAACTTTAGTATGTGCATGTGTTAATGGTGGAAATATTTATATAAATAGTTAAAAGTAAAAGTAAAAAAGTTAAACAGTTAAAAATTTTAAAATAAATAATATTATAATATTATAATGGGGTATGTTATTAATAATTGGACACAGTTAAATCCTTTAACAATAATGAATGGAACAGAATATAATTTTTTGCAATATATATTGGGTAATTGGATAAGTGTAGATTGTAATAATTCTGGAAACAACATTGTAGCGGTAAATACATATTTACCTTTAAATAATATATTTTTATCAACTAATTATGGGCAATCTTGGCAAAATATTACAAACTTTAATAATGTTAATTTATCAGAAGTTACTATAGACAATTATGGAAATATTTGTTTAGCTGCTATAAGACACGCATTTTATATATCAAATAATTTAGGTCAAACTTGGACTGAAAATAATAATGTTTCGGTGGCTAATACTTCTACTAATTCTGATAGTCAAATTATAATAGGTTTACAAAGTATTGATAGCGTAACATATTCTGGTACAACTTCCGTATATTTATCAACCAATAGCGGAACCACATTTAATGTCGTAACTGCATTACAAAATTATAAGTATAACTGGAGCAGTACAGCTATGAGTGCTGATGGAACTATAATTGGTATTACTTCAAAAGATGGATTTTGTTTTTTATCAACAGATACTGGAACAACATGGAACCAAATTCCAGTTCCAACTACAAATACATGGTCTTGTTTTTCAATGGATGCTAGTGGAATAAATATGGCAATTTCTTCGTTAAATGGTTATATTTATGTTTCTACAAATAGTGGTTCTACTTGGAGTTCTTCTTCACCCTCTACTTCACTAAATTGGGGTTGTATTAATATATCTGGAAATGGTCAAATAATATATGCAGGAGCAATTAATAATTATATTTATTATTCCTCTAACGGTGGCTCAACTTGGAGTACTACAAATCCTTCTTCTAATTTAATATATAATTGGTCTTCTATTTGTTCTAGTTATGATGGGTCTATAGTTTATGCAGGTGTAAATGGCGGTTTTATATATGTATCAAATAACAATACATAATATGTTTAAATGTATATTTTTTTTTAAAGCAAAATAATATGCCGACTTTATATCTAGACCCGAAAGTATGGGGCCCGCATTATTGGTTCTTTTTGCATACATTAGCTATGACTTATCCTCACCATCCTAATGCTGTAACAAAAAAGAAATATTATGAATTCATACAGAATTTGCCTTTATTTCTTCCAGTTGAAGAAATTTCAGGCGAATTTAGTAAATTAATAGATAAATATCCAATCACACCATATTTAGATAATCGTGATTCTTTCGTTCGGTGGATGCATTTTATTCATAATAAAATAAATGAGAAGTTAGAAAAACCAAAAATATCATTGAACGAATTTTTCGTAAAATATTACGATGAATATAAAACACAAAATGAAAAATTAACAGAGTATTATAGAATTAGAGAGAAACTAATTTATTTCGGAATTATATGTGGAATAACAGGAGCTATCTATTATTTATATGATAAATAAGATAATTATAATGTATAGTATATATATATTAAACATTATGAAAATAAATACAGGAGGAAATGTAATAGCATCAGGAGGTTATGGTTGTGTATTTAGTCCTGCGTTAAAATGTGAAGGTGCTGCTAAAAGAGAAAAAGGAAAAATAACTAAATTAATGACTGAAAGACATGCAAAAGAAGAATATGCTGAAATACTTTCAATAAAACAGAAACTTGATGAAATAAAAAATTATAGAGACTATTTTTTAATATATGATTTAAATTTATGCAGACCTGCAAAATTAACGCCAAAAGATTTGAAAGAATTTTCAAAATGCACTGCATTGCCAAAAGATAAAATAACTGAAACAAATATTAATAAGAGAAGAGACGAGTTAATATCATTAAATATGCCAAATGGAGGTATAGCTGTAGACGAATATTTATATGATAACGGTTCTTTTGAAAAACTATATATCTTGCATACAAGTTTATTTAATTTGCTGAAAGAAGGTATTGTACCTATGAATAAAAGAAATGTATACCATAGTGATATAAAAGATTCAAATATTTTAGTAGACAATTCAACGTCAGAATTAAAAACAAGATTAATAGATTGGGGATTAGCAAATGAATATACTCCATTTAAAAATGAACCATTTCCAAGATCTTGGAGAAACAGACCATTTCAGTACAATGTACCTTTTTCAGTAATAATATTTTCGGAATATTTTATTGAAAAATATACTGAATATATTAAAAAAGGAGGTACAATAGATGAAATTTATTTAAAACCATTTGTTATTGATTATATTAATTTTTGGTTTAAAAAAAGAGGAGCAGGTCACTATAAATTAATTAATGAAATAATGTATACATTTTTTAGTAAAAGTTTAAAAAGTATATCACATGAAAGCAAACCAGCAGTAATAGAAACTCAAATAACAATGGAATATATTGTAAATTATATAGTTGACGTATTGGTTCATTTTACAAAATTCAGAGAAGATGGAAGATTAAATTTAAGAGATTATCTTGATAATGTTTTTATAAAAATTGCTGATATATGGGGTTTTATTATTGTATATTATCCTATAGCTGAAATTTTATATAATAATTATGATAAATTATCAAAAAATGAATTAAATATATTTAATAAAATAAAATTTATATTTGTTACTTATTTATTTAATCCAAGACACGAACCAATAAATATGAATATGTTATATTTAGATTTAAAAAATTTAGGAGATTTAATTTATATTAATTTAAAGAGTAGAAATGGAACAATTCGTTTAAAAAGAAAAAGTTTTAGAGTAACAAAAATTCATGCAACTCCTGATATTCATATAAAAACTAGAAAAAACAGAAATGAAATTAAATATAAAAATAAAAAAATTTCTTTCAAACGACGAGCAAAACGCAGAAAATTTAGAAATCCTGTTTTTTTGTCATTAAAATAAAAATATTTTAATAATATATAATGAACAAAGATTTTAGTAAACTTTGTACGCCTGCAAAAATTTATTTTGTTATTGCTGTTATTGCTTGTATTTTTGCTTTATTTAGTGGAATAGGAATTGTTGCTGTATTCGTTAAGTTAGTGTTTGCATTTATATGGACTTTCGTATTAGGTTGGTTGTGTGATAAAGGCTATAAAGGTCTTTCATGGTTTTTAGTTTTGTTACCATATCTTGTCATTCTTTTAGCATTAATTGGTCTCTCTAATGCTACAATGACAAGTTATAGTAAAATAATGTATCCTGGTTACACTGCTGGTTATGGTTCTAGTAAGATGTAATATCAATAGTTATTTTATGAGTATATAATTACTATAAAATTATATATATTAATTTATATATATTAAATAATATATATGAGATTAGAAATATTTGTATTGGGATTAACAGCATTTTTTGTATATAACGCTTATGCAGATGGAAAATATACAAAAATGTTGATGTCATTTAAAAAATATTATAAAATGATTTTTTATGTTATTCTTGGTGTAGGTATTTATTTATTATTAAAAAGAAATCCACATCAAGGTAGAAATATGCTATTATATGCAAATAATTTTATTAAATTTATGCCTATTGATAAATCATCTATGGATATGTTAAGTCCAATAATAGATTTTACATCTAAAAATGACAAAGATGACGAATGTTTTATGGAATCATTCAATGGATTAGGTTCTTCTCCGTTATCTAACGAGAGAAGAATAACAAGTTCAGGAAAAAATACAACAAAACGTTCTGTAAGTGAAACAAAGAAAAAATATGTTGCTGCAAGTCAAGATTGGACATGTGGACATTGCAAAGCACAGTTAGACCATACATTTGAGATAGACCATAAATTAAGACTTGAATATGGAGGTGGTAATGATGTTAATAATTTAATAGCATTATGTCGTAATTGTCACGGTAGAAAAACTGCAAGTGAAAATATGTAGATATCTCTGTGATGACTTATTATTAAATAATAAAAAAATTGAATTTAATATACACATGATATAAATAATATAATCTATATTATTGAAGAAATGGACTTCACCAAATTATCAAAACAAGAACTTTTAGTAAAATGTCAAGAACTTGGAATTAAAAAGTGTAAGTCAAAGAATAAAGCTGATATTATTGCATTAATTAATGCAAAAATATCTGTTCAAATAAAACTTATAATGGAAGAGGAAGAGGAAGAGGAAGGAGAACATTTGAATACCAACTGCATAAACTCTTCTATAAATTCTACAGACAATAACAGTATTGTAACAAATACAGTTATTGAAGATCCTTCTGCACCGTCTCTGCAAAAACAAAGAAATCATTTAAAACCAATAATAAAATGGAGTGGTGGGAAAAGCGATGAAATAAAGATGTTTGAAAAATACTTTCCAGAACATTTTACAAAATATATTGAACCATTTGTTGGTGGTGGTTCTGTATACTTTTATTTAAATCCTGAAAATGCTGTTATAAGTGATGTTCATACTGAATTGATTGACCTATATAGAAATATAGGTCTTGGTAAAGGCAATGAAATCTATGAATTTATGAAAAACAATCCAAACGATGAAACTACGTATTATAAAGTTAGAGATGAAATGGAAATAAATAATCATTTAGATAGTGCTAAAAGATTTTACTACCAGAGAAAAACGTGTTTTAGAGGTATGTTAAGATATAATAAAAATGGCAAATTTAATATACCATTTGGAAGATATAAAACTATAAATTATAATGATTTAACAAATAAAGAATATGAAATTTTATTAAGTAGAACAGAAATATTGAATAAAGATTTTGAATATATATTTGAAACATATAATAACGAAAGTAATTTTATGTTCTTAGACCCTCCTTACGATAGTGAATTTACAGATTATGGATATTGTCAATTTGGCAAAGAAGAACAAAAAAAATTAGCAATGCTTTTCAAAAATACAAAAATAAAATGTTTGATGGTAATTGGCAAAACGAAATTTATAGAAGAATTATATAGTGGTTATATTGTTGATGAATATGATAAAAAATATAAATTTAAACTTTATGATAATCGTGTTGGTGATGAAATAAACACAAAACATTTAATTATTAAAAACTACTAATCGCTTTATTGAAACTTAATTCTTATTTTATTTCCAATTTCTCTAAAATATGAATAATAATCTTCTTCACTCCACATTAGTCCAACAATTTCCAAAAAATCACCCATATGGTCTATCTTAATACCACCATTTTCGAAAGTTTTTATATTTTGCAAACCAGCTGTTAATATTTTCCTATCAAACACACTCCAATTTAGTATTCCACAATTAATTTCATAATCCGAATATCTTTGTTTTAGTGATGTTTCAATTTCCTTGCATTTAGAAATTGTTGCAGGTAATTTTTCTGTATCGAGTTCAATATTTCCCTTCAATTCGCGATAATAAATTATTTTATTTATTTTGTCTTCAAATATCAAATCAACGTCTTTTTTTTTGTCATTTATTTTTTGAACACCACAATTTAATAGCTCCAAATTTATATTTGCTTTTATCAGTTCTTTTGATAAATATTCGCCTAGTCGCCCTAATTTAATATTTATAGATTGTTCACTAGGTTTTTCACCATATAGCAAATGAGATATAGACCCTGGTTTTGTTTTTGTTAATTCACCTTCTAATATTCTCTCTAACCACGTAAATCCTTTTGCTTTTATTTCAGCGATACAATCATTAGTAATTGCGCTTGCGATAGTTTCAGAAGTTGTCTCCATTTCTGTATTGTATTTTATTATAATACTTTTATATTAATAAAAAAGTAATTCAATTTTTTTATTAATAATATTTATATTATTATTGAACTATAAATATATTATTAAATACATATTAAAGAACTTTAAGCTATTTTATTAAAACATAAATCAATTCAAGTTAATATAGTTTTATTTAATGATATATTTTATTTATTAAGCATTAAAACACAAATGAAATAATATTATATTATAGTAGTATGAGTAATATTGGAACTTCTATAAAAAATTTTTTTATCGGTCCTGATCCTAGAGCAGCAGGTTTAGCTGCCCGTGTTGCTGCCGGTCCTGGCGCCGATGCCGCTGCAAAAGCAGCAGCTGCTACTATCGCTGATCCAGCCGCTTCACTTGCTGGTGCTGATAAAGCACGCGTTGACTTTTTAAATAATGCAGCTGATACTGCTGCAAATGCAGCAAAATCTTTGAGAATGGGAAGGGTAAAAAGTAGAGTTGTTACACCATTAATAGTTATTATTGTAATACTTGTAGCCATATTTTTTTATCTTGTAATTAATGTTAAAAGCCCATTTATAAATCCAAATACAAATAGTTCTACTGGTTTAAATAATTATTATGTCACTGCAATACAAGACATATTTATTTTCATATTTGTTCTAGGAATATTTGCTATATTTCTATATTTATTAATGGGTGGAGACAATAAAGTAACCGCTTTATATAAACAAATTTACAATGTATCATATATTGGATTTTATATATTGGCATTGATTATATTTTTTACGTTCACACCAGAGAATATACTTAATGATTATGCTGTTTACATATTACCAATATCAATTCTCTTATCTATGATTATGTTTTATTTGAGTTCTGCACAAAAAGTTATAAATAATTTTAATTTTAATTATGAAAGAATTAGGTCTATGATTTTATTATTTTGTTTAACTGCTATTTTAATTATTTATAATGTTGCAAATCCAGGAAATTATATTAGCGAATATTTTGGTAATTCATCAAAAATAACTATAGCAATCTCTGCTTTCTCTCTTTTTTATTTAATTTTACTTTTTATACTTAAAAATAATACACCTATACCAAAAGGTGCAAAGTCATTTAATTTTTTAAATAATTTTACTTCAATTTCATCTGTTGGTAGTATTTTATTTTTATTATTCACTATATTTTGTGTTATTTTTATGTCCACTTATGGAAAAACTTTAAGTAAGGAAATTTTCGGAATAGCAACAACCATTATAGTAATTATATGCGTTTTATGGGCATCTGTTCTTGGAATATCTCAATTCCCAGAAGTATATAACAGTGATTTAGCTCGCGGTGTTGTTGATTGGAATAATTTTTTCAGTCGTATTTTATTAGGAATATTTGCAATTATTATTTTCTCTCTAATTGTATTTTGGATAAATAATTATATAAATAATTTTACAGAAACTTCTGCTAAAAGTGTTATTAGTTTGACATTAAATGTAATTTTATTGGCAATTGTTTTTGCATTTATATATAAAACAATTAATGTTACAAAAACAGCTACTGTCCCAGGTACAACAGGTGCAAAAGGAACAACTAGTATTTTAAAATTACTAAGTAATAGCACAAATATATTGTCAGGTGTCGTGATAATGTTAACAATTCTTTTGTTTTCTATTTTATTCAAAGTTCCTAATCCATTTAATAATAATTTGAGTAACACATATAGCACAATACAAAATGAAGTGATTGCTATTTTATTTATAGTTATATCAGTATTATGTATTTGTTTTACATTAGTTCCTAGTTTTAAAGAAACTAAAAATTTATTTTCACAAATTAGTGGTGTAACATATGCAATAATTTACACTATATTTTTAATTTCATTTTTTTCCTTTGTACCGAAAGATATACTTAACAATTACGCTTATATAATAACTCCTTTATCTATTTTATTAGCTGTAATTGTTTTTTATATGAGTTATGCAAAAAATTTAGTTGAAAACTTTAATTTCACATATGAAAGAGTTAAAATAATGATATTGTTTTTTTGTCTTATTGCTCTTTTTTGTACATATTATTCTGTAGATCCAGGAGGTTATATCAGCACATATTTTGGTTTCTCATTATTAATAACAATAATATTAACTGTATTTACCTTTATATATTTACTTATTATTTTAACATTGCCTAGCACAATTAAACCGCAAGAAGTTGGCGCAACATCTAGTAACTTTTTTGAAAATTTTACAAGTACTTCAGTAATGGGTAGTATAATGTTTATAATATTTATTATAATTGTTAGTGTAGGTATAACAATTTATAAACCTGATTGTGGATCGTCCGAGACGTGCCCGTCTGGATTACTAGGTGACAAAAAAATCGCACCACTTGTTATTATTTTAGTTTTATTTATTTGTATTTTATGGTCTATTATTTTAGGTTCTACACAATTTCCTGAAATATTTAACAATAAAGCCATAACAGATAAGTTAAGTTTCTTTAAAAGATCATTATTAGCATTATTTGGAATTACTATTTCTGGTTTAGTTATTTTTTGGATTGTTTATAATATTCAACATTATACAGGCTCTAGTTCAAATATTACAAGTTTAGTATTAAATTCATTGCTCGTTGCTGTTGTTTTAGCATTAATATATAAAACAATATTTGTTCAATTGCCTTCTGGTAACTCTAATAAAAATGGTTTCTTTTCATTATTAGCTAATTTAATTTTTTATATACCTTGTTTAATTGGTGATATATTTACAGGAATTACAGGTTCTATATCAGGACAATACGGTGCAACAAATACTGGTTCTATATTAATGCTTATATTTACAATTTTATTGATAGTTGCATATTTTAAATTGCCTGATTTATTAAATAAATTTATTCTTCAAGGAGGCAAACAGTTGGTTAATGAAGCTGTAACTACAAATTCTCAATATTCATTAGGAACATATCAAGATTTAAATGGAAGCGACACTTATAATTACCAATACAGCATATCATTTTGGTTTTATCTTGACGCTGACCCTCCAAGTACAAATCCTTCTTATAATAAATATACATCTTTATTAAATTTTGGTGAAAAACCAAATGTTCTTTATTGTGGAAAAACTAATACCTTAATGGTAACAATGCAACAAAAAGATTTGAAAAAAGTTACAAACAACAAACTTACAGATTTTGATGAAAATGGAAATCGAATACTATACGTAAACCATAATGTCCTTTTGCAAAAATGGAATAATATAATAATTAATTACAATGGTGGTATTTTAGACATATTTTTAAATAATGAATTAGTTAAGTCTGATATAGGAGTTGTTCCGTATTATAAATTAGATAATTTAACTATTGGTGAAAATAATGGATTAAATGGTAATCTATGTAACGTGGTTTATTTTAGCCATCCTTTAAATACTACTAATATGTATATTTTATACAACGCTGTTAAAGATAATACTCCTCCAGTTCTTAGTTCTTCTAGCGCGGAAATATTAAAACAAAATGCAAATACAACTATATCTTCAGCTGAAAAATTAAAATCCAATACAAATATGCCAGATATTCCAGATATTCCAAATATTTAATTAAACTATTTAAGCGAAGATATCTTAATTTAATAATTAATTTACTAAATTAAGTAGAAAATTTCTAAATCTATATTATACAATGAGCCCTTTAAGTATAGTTATTCTAATAGTCATATTGGTTCTTATTTTTATTTTAATAAAATATATTTATTCTGACCCATACACTCTTCAAAATATTCAGAATGGTACAGTTGCATCCACTATAAGTGCAACGTCTTTAGCAACAAATGGAACATCTGTTCCTTCAAGTAATTTTGCATATTCTATATGGTTTTATGTTAATGATTGGAATTATCGTTACGGTGAAGCTAAAGTTATTTTTGGAAGAATGGGTTCTATGAGTAGTAAAGACGCTGGCTCTGTATCTGGAGTTAGTGGTTTAGATCCTTGTCCAGCTGTTGTTTTAGGCGCTGTTGAAAATAATATTGCAGTATCTTTAGGATGTTATCCTGGAATAGATCAACAACCCACAACACCTGGAGGAACAACAGTTGTTAAAACTTGTTCTGTAGCAAATATTCCTATTCAAAAATGGGTTAATTTAATTGTTAGTGTATATGGAAGATCTATGGATATTTACATTGACGGCAAATTAGTTAGAACATGTTTATTACCTGGTGTTGCTAGTGTTAACAACAATGCAGATGTTTATGTTACACCTAAAGGTGGTTTCCAAGGATGGACTGCCAAATTTCAATACTATCCCAATTCTCTCAATCCCCAAGAAGCTTGGAACATTTATTCACAAGGATATTCAAATTGGTTGAGCATGTTTAACGCTTATCAACTTCAAATATCTTTAGTAGAAAATGGAAACACACAAAGTAGTATAACAATTTAAATTTACTAATTAATTTATTTTTCTTATTTATTTAATATATATAATGAGTGAACAATCCACATTTAATTCATTTTCTACAAATAGCGCTTCTTCCGGAACGAGCAGTTTTTTAGAATCAAATAGTTTAGTAGCTAAATTTGCTTTTTTATTATTAGTAATATTTGCTTTTATTATTTTATTAAGAGTGGGAATTTCAGTGGTCGCATACTTTTTAAAACCTAATCCTTCTCCACATCTAATGGATGGAATGGTTGATGCTACTCAAATGATAGTTTATCCTCAAGACCCTAGTAGTAATGGAGCTGTAACTATTTACAGGTCTGTTAATGCTACAGATGGTCTTGAATTTACGTGGTCTGTATGGGTTTTTATTAATAATTTGAATAGTGGAGTTTCTGGAACTTACAAACATATTTTTAGTAAAGGTAATAGTAATTTACAAGAAAATGGGTTAATATATCCTAATAATGCGCCTGGATTATATATTGCTCCCAATACAAATACACTTGTTGTTATAATGAACACATTTAATGTAATTAATGAAGAAATACTAATTCCTGATATACCAATTAACAAATGGGTTAATGTTATTATTAGATGCGAAAATACTACATTGGATGTATATGTTAATGGAACAATTGCTAGAAGTATTAATTTAGTTGGCGTTCCTAAGCAAAATTTTGGTGACGTTTATGTAGCTATGAATGGAGGCTTTGATGGATATATTTCTAATTTATGGTATTACAATTATGCTTTAGGAACTGCGGCTATACAAAGAATAGCTAATAATGGACCAAATACTAAGATGATTGGATCTAACGGTATGAATAGCAATTTATTTAATTATTTGTCATTGCGTTGGTTCTTCTATGGTGCAAACGATACATTTAATCCTTAATATAAGGAAACGATGGTATAGTAATTTTATAAAATATAAATTTATAAAATTACAATTGTATATTTTAAGCTCTCAAACTAGGATTAATACATAATTCATTACTAGGGAATATATCTCCTGACATACATACATCATTGACACCTACTTGTGAGCATGTTCTAAATCCTCTATCTTCGCCAATGTAGCACCATCCTGACTTACCCGTAGTTACTGAACTAGAAGCTTCATGTGCTTCGTATTCATTATTTGTTTCTTGTTGCGGTTGTTGAGATGTGTTTAAAGCCTTGTTTAAAGAATTTGTTTGCATGACATCTTTTGGAGGAATAGTGGATTGAATAGATTGATTAGGTAAACTACTATTTGCATTTAATCCACCCGGTGTTGCGTTTTGGACAGCAGATAGAGTAGTATCAACAGCATCTGCGGTTCCACTTACAACAGCTTTAGCTCCCTCTGCTGAAACATTAATTACTTGTCCTGATACTTGTCCGACGCTACCAAAAACTGTTTGTAATAAAGGACTAAAAAAATTAGTAATATCTTGAGTTCCTTTTGCTAAATAAACAAAAATATTAAAACCCAAAAATGCAAAAATTAAAATTATAATTATCCATGTTGTAAAATTAATATTTGTAAAAAAACTTAAAAATCCAGAACTATTTTCTGTTGAAGTTGAAGAAACAAAATTTGTTGAAGAAGAAATGTCGCTAGATTGTAATATTGAATTTGATAAATTGCTTGAATTATCCATTATAATAAAAATATATATATTAATTTTAAATATATATACTTATAATTCGCATCTTCATTTAAAAGTTAATAAATATAAGAATTGGTTCATATGACCTAAAATTTCATCCCGAATTGTGTATAAATCAGCATTCGACATTGTTCTTAATGCCTTGTTATCATCTAAACTTATTAGATATCCTTTAAATCCTTCAACTTCTCTCTTTAATTCTTCAGGAGAACTTAAATCTATAAGTCTAATATTCTTTTGATTTATTAAGTTGGTTCTAATTTCAGTCTTTCCTAAAAGAACTTCAATAAAACTATCAACGCTTTCATTTAATTTTGAATACAAATCATCAGTAGCCTTATGTGTTGCATAACTATATGTTTTCCAATGATACAATTTAATCATTAAAAGCATTTCTAAAAATACAACTGTAATTTCTTTTTGGAATGAAACTAATGAAGAACGTCCAGATGAAGTAATTCTACTATTCGCACTTCTTTTAGTTATACTTTGTTTTGTTTTTTTATTACGAATTGTTTTTGTCATGATATATATATAGCATATTTTAATTTAGAGGCGAGGAATAAAATTTTCGCCAAATGTGTTCATTTTCTCAAGTTTTTCGATAGTTTTTTCTAAATTAAATGATTTAACGTCTTTAAATAAATATTCTGTTCCTGGTGATTCTTCATTTTGTTTAATTTGCTTGTATACTAAATCTATTTTTTTTAGAATATTACTTACTATTTCTTGTTGTGACGGTCGTATAATTTCTTCATTATTAATAAGATTTTCACATAATAAAGATATTGCGAAATAAAGAATATTTTTTCTTTTTTTTTGACAACCAGGAATATATTTTAATGTAAATAGACTTAAAAGTGAACCGATTGTTTTTTGTATAAATTTTGAACGTTTTTTTGATTCAAACAATAACAAATCCCATACAATCCATATAATATCTTTCTGAAATTTTGTATTTACTTGCGAGAAATTTCTTCTCTCACAATTAATTTTTTCTTTCTTGGCTTTACACGTTGTTTCAAACTCCATTATCCATTCCAACCAATAACATGCGTTCATTATATTTTTACCTTCTTCTGAAATGTTATATGCAAATTCATTTACGGCAGGAAATAACTCTTTCGGGTCCTCATTTAAAAATATATCTTGTGCAAATTTATTACTTGGTGCTTTAAATTTATCTCTCAATTGTGTCATATCAAAATCTTCATTTTTTATTTTAACATTATCAAAACTGTGTTTTCTTTTGGAATCACATAAAATGCACATTATTTCACAAAATAAACGTCTAATTTTGCTGTTATTCCTCATTCTTAATTCATTATTTGAATAGCCATTATTTACAACATCTTTAAAATGATTAATTCTTAATTCTAAGTAAGCGGCTATTTTTGGATTTCCTAAATGAATATGTTTTGAATAAAAGTATAAAATGATTTCCCATAAGTCTCCATAATGACCTGCGCATATTAATTCAGCGCTCCAATAACACGCAGGTTCTATTTTTGAATTTATTAAACTATTTAGCAATTCCTTTTTAACATCTGTTTTTTTAAATTTCGAAAATGAAATACCTTTAAAATCTCCTACACCTCTAATATCATTAATTTCTGTTTCACTCATATATTTAAAATTTATACAAAAAAAATAACAACAATACATATAGATGAAAACATTTAAATCAATTACTAATTTTTATAATAAATTATCCAATTTTGGTAAAATCTTGATTTTTATAGCTTGTCTTTTAATTTTAATTGTATTTTTCAAATCAATAAGACCTCCTGTTAAAGAAGGTATGGTTGATCGTGAAAATGTTTTATATAAAGAAGGAGATAATGCATATGACGATTTTTATGCTAATATTTATGATTATTTAGTTTATAATGCAGTTAAAAATGAATATGAAGTTGGTAAAATTATTAATTTAACTGAACCTACTGAAACTAGTGTTATAGCGGATATTGGTTGTGGAACAGGACATCACGTTGCTAGTTTAGTTTCTAAAAATTTACAAGTAATTGGTGTTGATATTTCTCCATCAATGATTAAAAAAGCTAAAGAACAATATCCGCAAGGTAAATTTATGGTAGGAAATGCACTTAATAGTAATCTATTCAAAATGAACTCTTTAACACATGTTCTTTGTTTATATTTTACAATCTATTATTTTAAAGATAAACGTCAATTTTTTGATAATTGTATGGATTGGTTAATGCCAGGTGGATATTTAATTGTTCATCTTGTAGACAGAGAACATTTTGACCCTATACTTCCTCCGGGCAATCCTTTATATGTAGTTTCGCCACAAAAATATGCTAAAGAAAGAATAACCAAAACTAAAATAACATTTAACGATTTTGCATATTCTTCAAATTTCAATCTAGATACTAATCAGAATATTGCTACATTTGATGAAAAATTCAAATTTGACGATGGTAGAACTCGTAGACAACAGCAAAAGTTATATATGGAAGATACTTCTACAATTGTAGACATAGCGCAAAATAGTGGGTTTATTGTTCAAGCAAAAATAGATTTGCTTAAATGCGCTTATGAACATCAATACTTGTATGTTTTTGTAAAGCCTTCATAAACATTTTATTTATCATATAAAATACTATAAAATACTATAAAATGATATAAATATAAGTAATTTATATTATTAAAATGGATAACTTAGTAGATTCAAGTGTTTTTTATAATTTAGGAGCTTCAATAATGTCAGAAGCTGATCCTGAATTTACAATTGAAGTATTTATTGAGATTGCAAAAAATAGTCACATTAAGTATGAATATGATAAAGAGAGAAAGGCTTTAATTTGCGATAGAATTTTACATACACCATTTAAATATCAATTTAATTATGGATTTATACCAAATACGTTAAGTGAAGATGGTGACCCTATTGATGTTGTGGTTATTATGGAAGATGAACTTATTCCTGGAAGTTATATTAATTGTAAACTTTTAGGATATTTGGAAACAAAAGATGATTCAGGAGTTGATCCAAAGCTTATTATGTCTCCTTCAAAAAAAGTAGATCCTACATATACATCATATAGAAATATTTTTGATATTAATCCTTCTTATAGAGAGAAAATTAAATATTTTTTCTCTCATTACAAAGATTTGGAAAATAAAACAGTTGAAATTGGTAAATTCAAAAATAAACACGAGGCTATTGAAGTTTACGAAGAAAGTATTAAAAGATTTAATCAACAAGAGATAATTCCAACTTCATCATCAACAGATGATACATTGTCTTATTCTGTATCTATTTC